CGTGCCGCTGTTGACGACGCTGTTGAAGTTCGTTGCGTCGCCGGGAGTCGCGGCCGGCAGGACGACGCCGGACCGGTCAGCCAGGGTTACAGGGATCGAGACACGTGCAGCAGTCATGAAGCCTCCGCGGGTTCTGGAATGAAAAAACCCGGCCCTCAAGGGACCGGGTGACTTATTTGCTTAGCTATCGCCACGTTCGGAGTAGGTCTTCCGTTTGTGGCAGGTTCGACACAGAACCCACAGGTTGTCTAGCTCCCAGGAGCCTCCGCGGGCTACCGGGACGATGTGATCCACCTCAAGGTGCTCCTTGGCCCCACACCTCTGACAGGTGAAGCGGTCCCTGGCGAGAGTCCGAGCCCTACGCCGAGACCAGTCAGCAGGTCTCGAAGCATTTCGAGCAGATGTTCTATTCCAGCTCTTCCGGAGCTGGTGCTCTTCGCAGCGACCGTCTCTCACGGTCGGGGTGAGACAGCCCGTGGTCAGGCAGATGCTCTTGGCGCGTGGCACGTCCCCTCCCCCTGAGGTTTAAGGCCCCGGCCGGTTTCTGGTCTGGCAGCCGGGGCCGTCTCCTGGATGCCCATCTGGAGCACGTTGCGCTCAACAGAGGATCAACAGGAGAAGTTTTCTCAATAAGTATGACTTTTAAAAACGTCTACAACCTTGTAGTCCTTGAACTCTAAACAGTTGTCATATGTAGTTAGTTAGGTTCTCGTTCGTTCGGTCGCTTCGCTCCCTCTCTCACTTAGTACGTCGGTGTGAAAGTCGGGAGTCTGTAGCAGCTGATGCCCTAAGTGAGACGGAGGTCACACTCTCAAGGTGTGACGTTGCTCCGTCCCAGGTCGCTGGATGGATGGGGCTTGAAAGTGTGGCGGCGAAGGCTGTAGCTTGTCTGAACATCGCAGCACCCATGCCCACCAGTGATGAAACCGAACTCACTGACCGCCATTAGTGATGAAACCGCACTGACAGGACTCGGAAAAGATGACGAAACTGCCGGACAACCCGGAGCTATTGAAGCTCTACAGAAACGGATTTTCCGATAAGGAAATTGCCGCGCAGTTCGACGTCACGGTTCAGGCTGTCAATATGCGACTTCAGGCATTGGGTATTCAGCGTGCTCCTTTTCGGACTCAGGCAACTGAAATCCTAGAAGGTGCTTGGCCTGTCGCGGAGACACGGCGCGGAGAATTCATTCACCTCAATCGTGCGCGTGACCTTTATGCTTTCCTGCGTCGGCAGCTGGGGGACACGGCACTCACCAAGAGTCAGCTCGTTGCCGCGGCCCGATTCGAGCGGCTGATCAGGTCCCACAACGCCGTTCTAGACCTCCAGCCTGGGATGCCAGGCGGGCCCTGGGTTCTCCTGCCCAGGGAGCCGTCAGACGGCCGCATGGTCATCCGCTGGCCCGAGGACCGTGAACTCCCTACCGGCAAGCTCCGTGAGTCCCTGGATCTTCCGGACGAGCCCGCGGATTAGACTTCGCCCAATCCCCGCGCGTAGACCTCCCACACCAAAGGTGGCGGGAGGTTTTTTCATGGCCGAACACCGTTCGGCATTACCGTACGGGCGTTGTTGCGTCTTGTACTTTTAGATTTCCTTGACTGATTACGCACTGTAGTCGAAAGCGGAAGCTACTCATCCGTAGGTGTCCGTACTGCCCGATTGGCACCAACCTTGATCGCCCAGTGTCACAGTCTCAAGATCAGTAAGACGGTTGTATGTGACACCGAACACGTTATGCGGTCTCACCTGCGGAAACTCGGGGTTTTAACGCGTCCCTAACCTTGCTACGTTGATTCACAGGAGCTTCACAACGGCTCCTGACACGTATCGGACAGGACCCCCGCAGGGGGGTGGGGCCATTGGGAGCGCTCATGACGCTTGAGCTGGGAGTCGAGGACTCTGGTGCGATCCCGAGGGTGGTCCTGGGGGGCCATATACCGCACGTCCGAGACAAGGAAGACGTGCCGCATGAACACGCGATCCCGGACCTCTACGGCCTCAAGCGAGGCTTCACGCTCAGTGAGTTCACAGCCTTGCGAGGGGAGCGGAGGCTGCGCGCCAAGCTCCTTGACCTGATTGACGAGTGCACGGAGATGCAGAGCGCTGAGGACGACGAGACGTTCGGGCTCTTGATCATCCGCACGAAGGCCCACTCGAAGCGCCAGCCACGGACCTTCATTGAGTACGTGGACGTGATCGTCTCCGACCAGATAGCGGAGGAGGGCAAGGCCCGAGTGCTCGCCCTCGTGGCCGAGCTGGAGCACGCGCTCATGGTCGACGTCGAGCACGTGAGCATCAACCGACCACATGCCCAGCTCGATGGCAGCAGTTCATTCAAGATCATTCGATACGCGAAGGTGGTACTCGCTTGAGTATTGAGACTCAACCCCGCTCGGTCAGTCAGACGGAGCAGTACGAAAAGTGTGCGTGGCGTTTCTATCTACAGCGGGTGGAGCGCGTCATCCCGGTGCCGGCCGCTTGGTCGCACCACGGCACGGCCTTTCACAGCGCCGCTGAGGCGTTCGAGAGGTCGGATCGGACCATGACCGCTGAGGAGGCCGTGCAGCTCTTCTCAGACGAGTACGCGGCCCTGACGAACAAGGCGCTGGACAAGGAGAGCGACACCGACAGGTGGCTGTCTGCTGGTCGCTACAACGGAGGCGAGGACATCGAGCGCCGTTACGCCCTGGGCCAGGAGCAGACGGCTTACTACGTGGAGTGGGCCAAGGAGAAGGGCCCCGACATCTGGCGCACGCCTGATGGGGAGCCGGCGCTTGAGTTGTACTTCCTGATCGAGCTGGGAGGGGTGCAGGTCCGCGGGTACATAGACCAGCTCGTTGCCGTCAAGGACGCTGTACGGCCTCGTGACCTGAAGACGGGGAGCATGAAGAGCAAGTTCCAGCTCCAGACGTACGGCATCGCAGTGAGGGAGCTGTACGACGTCGAGGTCAACGACGCTGACTGGTACCTGGCCAAGGACGGCAGGCTTTCCCGGCCTGTGAAGCTGGACCAGGTGACCGCTGACGACCTGGGCGAGCGGTACGCGGCGATGGACGCGGGAGTGAAGCGCGGGGACTTCCCGGCGAACCCTGGCTTCGATTGCCGTTTCTGTGACATGGCGCACGCTTGTATTTTTGCCTCATAACTTGAAACTGTGACGTGGGGACTGTATCTATGGAAGTAGGGAAAGGAGCGAAATGGCCAAGATCAGCAATCCGAACGTCGCACTCGAAGTGACTCACGAGGAACTTGCAGTGATCCGCGCAGCCCTTCAGGGCGCGGTCGGCAACTGGTACTTCGACACCGACGAGGAACGAAACACCGCCTGCTCACTTCTCGTGGACTTTGGAGGCTAACGATTTACAGCCTGGCACAATCAGTTCTGGTGAAGGGAGCGGCCGGCGAACCGCTCCCTTCTCCGTTCAAGGGCCTGTCTCGTCACGAGGTGGAGTTCCGCCGAGGAGAGTTCTCGCTCGTCGCTGCCGGCCCCGGTACGGGCAAGAGCCTCTTCGCTCTGAATCTGGCGCTGTACGGAAACATTCCGGTGATGTACTACAGCGCCGACAGTGGCCCCGCTACCCAGCTCGTCAGGGCTACGGCAATCCTCACAGGTGACAACGTGCGGGATGTGAAGCGAAAGCTCCTGGAGGACGAGTTCGGGGAGTACACGGCCTACCTGGCAAAGCGATGGTGGATTCGCTTCAACTACGAGGCGAGGCCCACACTCAAGGCCATTGAGACGGACCTGAGGGCCTATTTCGAGGTCTTCGGCATGTATCCACATCTCATAGTCACCGACAACGTGACCAATATTGACGCTGGTCCCGTAGGTGACGCGGAATCCTTCACGTTCGGCCTGGAATCCCTGTGTGAGTACCTTTCGGACATGGCCCGCGTCACTGGGGCCCACGTGCTTGGTCTCCATCACGTAGTCGGGGAGTTCTCGGATGGTCTCCAGCCCATCCCGCTCTCGGGCGTGAAGGGCAAGATCGGCCGTGTCCCAAACGTAATTCTGACGATCCATAAGGAAACTGACGATATGGACGGGGCGATTCTGCACGTCTCTCCCGTCAAGAACCGGGAGGGTTTTGCCGACCCGAGCGGCCAGACCTTCAGTAGCTACGCATTCAACAGCACAAACATGCAGCTCACGGACGTGGCCGAGGGCCTATGAGTGAACTACGTCACTGACCTAAAACTTGAAACTGTGACACTCTCGGGCTATGTTGGTAATAGGAAAGGGGAGGGGAAATGAGCCGAACTTGCGGGTACGACCTCAAGCGCGAAATCGTGGATGTTCTTCTCGATGAGAACCCGCAGATCTCGGGCAATCAGATTCAGAAGGCCGGTGGGGGTGTAGTCGCTCTCGTTCTCACGGTTGAGAATGCGAAGCGAATGCGGGTCTACCGTCTGGCGAAGGAACT